ATTACTCCTCAAGGGACGGTTTGGGCTGAATTAGAGCCTGGATTGAACTATTCCAAAGGGGAAAGACAGGATACAGAAGTTCTCAGGATTCTTTCTGAAATTAACGAAGTCCTTTTCAATTACATTAATAATTCAAACTTTTATACTGTAATGGGTGAGGCTTATCTAGATCTCGGTCTAGGAACTGCCGGAATTACAGTAGATGAGGGCGACCAGGATAATCCTTTAGTGTTTGGTTTGGTGAATCAGGCTGAAGTAGGTTATGAGGCTGGCCCTAACGGATTGATTGAAAACATCTATCGTAAAATGAAGCGTAAGGCGCGTAACGTTTTAAGGAATTATCCAGGTATCAAAATGACACCGGATCTTAAAAACGCCATCGAGAATAATCCTGATTCAGATATAGAGTTTTTAGAATGCGTGATGTTCAATCCGAAAACCAAACTTTATTGGCTGGTTGTTATCTTCAATGAAGAAGAAGTCTGGAGTGTAAACCGTGGCTCGGCTGCTCCTTGGATTGCCTTTAGATGGTCAGTTATCCCAGGTGAAGTAAGAGGTCGTGGGCCAGCATTAGACGCGCTTCAGGATGTTAAAACTTTAAATAAGGTAGAGCAATTTGCCCTACAGAAAGCTGCGCTTGATTTATCGGGTCTTTGGACAGGTCAAGATGATGGTCTTTTCAATCCCTATACAGCTCAGATAGCTCCAGGGGTTATTATTCCAGTTTCTACTAATCTAAGCACAAATCCAAGCTTGCAGCGCATAGATACTGGAGGGCCATTGCAGTTAGCGCAGTTTGAAATCCAGAGAATGCAGACTTCGATTAGAACGCATTTATTCAACGATTTGAGAGATCCTACTGGCCCAGTTAGAAGTGCTACCGAAGTAGCTATTAATCAAAGAGAGTTAGCCAATAGAATTGGTGCTAGTTTTGGGCGTATTCAAAATGAAGCTCTTACTAAGATTCTTAATTCAAGTGTATCTATTTTACAGCGTTTGGGTATTGTTCCACCATTTCAAATTGATGGAGCGGATATCGCTGTTAAATTCACATCACCACTATCACGCGCTCAAGATATGGAAGATTTAGATACTTTAGCTTCAGCAGTAGGTATGACAGCTCAAATAGGTGGGCCGGAGCTAGTAGCTAGTGGCTATAAAACAGAGCAGTTTCCAACATACATTTCTACTAAAATGGGAGTTGATCCTGAGTTGGTTCGTAGTGATGAAGAGAAAATGGCAATGATGCGTCAGATGGCAGAAATGGCACAGCAACAAATGCAAGGGGGAGAAAATGCGGAGCCACCAATACAGTGAATTTGAGCTAGGAGACATTCTTAGCGATCCAGAGGCAAAAAAGAAAGAGCGTGAAAAAGCGTTGCTTGAAGCGGCTCAAGTAGTGAAGAATGCTTTTGAGAGTGATTCAGGTAAAAAGTGTTTAAACTTACTATCCTATAAATTCTTTTCTCAAGAGTGTTTTCCTGATGATAACCCTGATCCATACCTTGCGGCTAAGCGAGATGGTCAGAGAAGTGTAATGAAATTTATTTACGATATGATGGGTGCAGCACGATGACAGAGGAAAAAGTAGTAGAGATTAAAAAGAAAAAGCCAAAGCCTAAAATGGTAGAGATTAAGGCGCGTGAAGAATTCGTTTCTTGCGTTGGCGATCCTAAAACAGTGAAAACCCTTGAAGAAGCTATTACTAAGCTGTGTAAGGAAAAGGATTTAACAAGTGTACAATTTGTGCGCAAATTCAGAGCTTTTAGACTTTATCGAGAGAATAAGCACTTAGATTGGATTTCTCTTGATGAGCTAAATAAGTATTTCGGACTTGGCCTTAAATCATTCAAAGGGCAGGAACGGAACTATCAAAAACCTTTACACCGTATTTACTAGGGGGAAATTATGAATGATGTAACAGATGTTTTAGCAGATGGCGCTGATTCCGTAGGGGGTCAAGAGCCTGATTCGTGGTATTACTCAAATCAAGAGGGCAATGTCGTAGCTGGACAGGGTGATAAGCCTGAATTCTTGCTTGATAAGTATAATTCAGTAGCAGATCAAGCTGCTGCTTATCCTGAATTAGCCAAGAAATTTGGTGGATTTACTGGCGCACCGGAGGACTATAGCCTAGAGTTTATGGGTGAAGGTTACGAAGCAGGTGATTCGTATACTGATGCTGCCAATATGATGAAGGAATTAGGTGTTTCTCAGGAAGCTTTTGAAAAGTTATGGACATTCCACGAGTCGGAGTTATCCCAGGTTTATCAATCTTACAGTGACCCTCAAAGAGAATTAGCTGATTTAGGACAAGATCACGAGCTTCGACTTGATAATGTTGATCGTTTCTTACGTGCTAATCTTTCTGAGGAAGAATACAAGGAAGCTGCTGAAGGTGTTACGAGCGCTGCTCATGTTCGCATGATCGAGAAGTTAATCGGTGCTACCAAGCCTAAGCAGTTACCTTCTCAAGGCGGTCAGTCGGCTACAGGAATGACCGAATCTAAGCTTGAAGAAATGTACAGAGCTAAGGATTCAAACGGCAATCCTAAATATCAAACCGATCCTTCCTATAGAAAGATGATTGATGAAGAGTATGAAAATTTCTATGGTAACGGGAATAATGTTCAAACAATAGGTTGACATTAATTCTATTTAACATAATATAGGTAAATCCGATACCCTTAATGGCCGGATAATAAATTGGCCTCTCATTTGAGAGATACCCAGATGAAACCTTTTTATTATTCATAGCCCTGGAGGGTTTATTATGTCTAAGTTTTTATCTGCTGTTGCATCGAAGCAATTCGATAGTGACGTAAAGCAAGCCTATCAAACAGTAGGTTTGCTCCGCATGTGTACTACTCGTCGTACTGGCGTTATCGGTGACACATATAATTTCCGTAAAATTGGCAAAGGTTTAGCAAATCAGAAGAGTACTTCGGATGAAGTAACTCCTATGGATGTTGAACACGAGTTAATTCCGTGTACTTTAACTAACTGGAATGCTCCAGAGTACACAGACATTTTCGATCAAAAAGACGTTAATTTTGATGAAAAAATGGAATTAGCTAAAGTAATTGCAGGCGCTATTGGTCGTCGTGAAGACCAGTTAGCCATTGATGCGATGGAAGCTTCTACGCCTACTATCCCTACTGTTGGTGGTTCTGGCGCAATGGATATTCCTAAAATTGCTAAAGCTGCTGCTGCATTAACGGATCAAGGTGTTCCTATGGGAGATCGTTATATTGCTATTTCAGCGGTAGCGTTAGAGCAAATCCTTAATGATCCAACTATCACAAACCAAGATTACAACACAGTGCGCTTATTGATGGCTGGCACAATTAACTCGTTTATGGGTTTTGAGTGGAAAATCATCGAAAGCAGAGAGGAAGGCGGCTTAGCTAAAACCGGCCCTATCCGTAACTGTTGGGCTTGGCATCGTGATTCACTAGGTGTTGCTGTAGGCATGGATATGACCACTCGCGTAGATTGGGTTCCTGAGAGAACATCTTGGTTATGTAATGGTATGCTGAAGGCTGGCGCTGTTGTTCGTGATAATGACGGTCTAGTTAAGATCGAAATTGATGAAACTGTATAAAGGAGATTATCATGGCTTTTAACAGACAAAACCTTTCCCGTATTTCGGGTGCTAATACTAACTCAGCTTCACAGTGGGCGTATGCTTCTACTGATGATAATTTAGCTGCTATGCAGGCCGCTGATTATTTTCTTGATGCAACTGTAGAGATGGGTGTGGGCGATACTATCATTCTTAGCGATCAAACAGCGGCAACTCCTGTTAATGGGATTAGCTTTGTTGATGCTAATGATGGTTTAACGCTGACTACCGCAGTTTTAGTGTAAACAGTTTGAGGGAGTTTAAAACCGCTTCTCCCCCTGAATAGGTGCGGTCTCCCTCATTTTAATTATGGCTAGTAGAATAGATATAATTTCAAATGCCTTTCTTTTGATTGGCGACCAGACGATAAACTCACTTGATGAAGGCTCGTTTCGGGCTACTGTTGCCTCAAATCTATATGATGCAATTTATGAAAATGAGTTATCTTCCCATACATGGCATTTTTGCCGAAAACTCGAACAATTAGCGCTTACTACTGAAACTTCACCAATCGATCATTGGCGATATATATTTCAGATGCCGACTGATTTATTGACGCTTAT